GCAGGCCGCGCAAATGGTCTTGGCTAAGCGCCAAGCAGGTGAGCGCAATGAATACCTTTGAAATGAACGACCAGCAGGTTGCCGGGCTTGCTGCAGCGATCTGCGCCACCGCCGAGGCCATGGGTCAGGAAATGAACCCAGGCACCGCGGCGATGATGGCCGAAGACCTCTGCGCCTACTCGGTGTCCGCCGTGAAAGCCGCGCTGAAGGCCTGCCGCTTCGAGGTGAAAGGCAAGCTGGCGATGGCCGATATCCTCCAGCGCGTGCAGGCCGCTGACGGCCGCCCGGGCAAGGACGAAGCATGGGCAATCGCCATGACCACCAACGATGAGTTTGAAACGGTGGTGCTGACTGACGAAATCCAGCTCGCCTTGGCTGCGGCGAAGCCTGTCCTCGACGCCGGCGACAAGGTCGGTGCACGCATGGCGTTCAACAGCGCTTACGAGCGTTTGGTGGGGCAGGCTCGGGAGGACAACAAAAACGTCAATTGGCACGTGTCGGTCGGATTCGACGCCAACCGCCGCACACAGGCGATCACCAAAGCCGTGCAGATGCAACGGATCCCACATGAACGCGGGCAGCTGTACTTGGCCGACTTGAGTGTCGCGCCGGTTACCGAAGACGGCCGGGCCGTCGTTGCGCTGCTGACCGGTGATGTAGCACGGCCTTCGCCAAAACTGCGCGAGAAGCTCGCCGCGGTAAAGGATTCGATGCTCGCCATGCGCCAAGCATCGGCCGAGGAAAAAACAGAACTGCGAATTCTGGCAGCCAATGAACTGGCGGATCGCCGGGCGCTGCTTATTCAGCAGACCGAACAATTGAAAGCAAGGAGCGCTGCTCAATGACCATCGACAAACAAAAACTCCAGAAGCTGCTGTGGGCCGAGGCGGCGTCGTACCGTACCGATTGTGCAGACTGGAAGCGCAACACCGAGGCGCTGCAAGACTTTCTCGGGGAGAAAACAGTGGAAGAGGTGGCGCTGGAGTTGCTGGCCGAGAACGAGCGACTGACACGGCAACTCGGCGAGCTGATCAACGGATTGCCGAACAAGGTGGCCACCCATGGCTGACAAAATCTCCGTGAACTGTCAGGCGAAACTCTCTGAGGCCATCACGAAGCTTAGCGCTATGTACCGCGACAAGAAGTTCGTAGTCGTATCGCTGCGCCCGGGAAAGGACCGCACGCTCGACCAAAACCGGCTGTGGTTCGCGATGTACAAGCGCATCGCAGAGATGACCCAGATTGGCGATGAGGCCGACGCTCGCCGGTACTGCAAGTTGCACGTCGGCGTGCAGATCCTGCTGAACGAGGATGCCGGTTTTCAGGCCGAGTGGTATCGCGTCATGCGCCACCTCCCGTACGAGACGAAGCTGGCCATGATGGGGGGCTGCCATCTGTTCGGACCGGATGGCTTCCCGGTGACCAGCCTGTTCAATCGAGCCCAGGGCGTGGCCTACACCGACCGCATCGTGGGGCGCTTCGCTCAGCAGGGCGTGTACTTCGATGATCTGCTGAGTCAGGAGGCTGCATGACGATCGCAAGGAAGCAGTCGAAGCCGAAGAAATGCTGTGTCGTATCGTGTGGGAAATCTTTCATCCCTTCGCGTATCGGGCAGGCCGTATGCAGTCCAGCCTGTGCAGCAATGGATGCCCCGCGTCATCAAGAGAAGGCTCGCAAAGCAATCGACCAGTGCGAGCGCCGCGAGATCAAAGTTCGTAAGGAGAAACTGAAGAGCAGGGCGGAACACATGCGCGAAGCCCAGGCCGCGTTCAACGAGTGGATCCGCCTGCGTGATGCCGATCGCCCTTGCGTGAGCTGCGGTCGTCATCACGAAGGCCAATACCACGCCGGGCACTACCGTTCTGTAGGCGCGAACCCCGAGCTGCGATTCGAACCGCTGAACGTTTGGAAGCAGTGCGCGCCGTGCAACACGCATCTGTCCGGCAACCTGGTGAATTACCGGATTTCGCTCCTGCAGCTGATAGGGGTGGAACAAGTCGAGTGGCTCGAAGGGCCTCATGAGCCCCGCAAGTACACCGTCGAAGAAATCAAAACCATCAAGGCCGAATACCGAGCCAAGGCAAGAGAGCTGAAAAAAGGGGAAGCCGCATGAAGCTGATCAACGCAAGACAGGTGTGGACTGAAGCGCAGCACGAATCGAACGCGTCGATCAGCGCTGCGGCCATCGAACGGGCCGAGTCGGCACCGGTGAAGAAGGGCGCCCGCATGCGCCGGCACGAAGCTGTGTTCGCCGCACTGGGCGATGACAAGGAAGAGCGCATCCAAGTCGTGCGCGAGAGGATCAGTATCAGCGAGACGCGTCGCACGCCAGTTGGCCGCTCTACCGCCCGCGCCGCGCACCTGGCGATGATCGGCAAAGTGCTGCGCGCGATCGACACGCTGCCGTTCCAGGTGCAGCAGTTTGGTCACTACCTATACCACCCGGCGATGAACATGCGGCACCTGTTGAATGCTGTGCTGCTGATCACCGCCAAGGCGGCATTGCCTGACCTGACTTCGGCCAAGCGCGTGAAGGCGCAGTACCTGGTTACTCTGGCTCTGCAGTCGTACAAGGGCGAAGTGCAAGGCGCTGCTGAATGGGGACCGGCGCGTGTTGCCGCAGAGATGCTGACTTTCTTCGGCGTCACCATCGACCCGAAGAACTGGACTCGAGACTGGTTGGGCCTTTGGGAATCCCTGAAAGAAGTGATAAAGGAAGTGGATACTCAGGCTCAGCAACCACTATGGCAGGTGATCCACGCGGAAAAAGATCAAGAGGCGGCATAATAATATTGACATGACGGGGTTTTGCGCGTACTTTTCCCATAGTGCACAAGTAACGCGAAACGCACACGAAACCCTGAGCCCGGCCAAGCGCCGGGTTTTCATTTCAATGTTTAGTCGCGTGCTTTAACCGTGTAAAATCAGCACATAGCCAGGACTCATGCATCTGGCGCCCAGTTTCTGGGGATCGAAAGGTTCAAATCCGGCCATGTCGGCTGCTCAAATGGCAATTCTGTTCGTACTTACGGTCTTGATGGCCGTTCTTTACGCCACACCTGAATTGCTGATCGCAACAGTCCAATTTGCGAATGAGGGTAGTCTGATGATGAAAGAAACCATGATGCAATATGTACAGCCAGTAGCCACAATGATTGCCGCCATTTGGTGTGGATGCATGGCCAACGGTAAGATCCCCGTTTGATACGAGGTAAGACCTCACATGAAAAACCCGGCCGCCGCGCCGGGTTTTTTGTTGTCAGTGCTTTGAAACACAAATTATGTCTTGGTCATACTGCGGAATTTTTTCGGCAGGTACTTCCACCCACTGTGCTCCTATTCCCAGGCCATCGGGAAGGCATTCCAGGCAAATGACGATCCCGTAGGTGCATCGGCCAGCTTGGCCATAAGGGATTGACTCATCTACAAGGTGATCAATTTTCCGACCAAGATTGGTATTAAGGGCGCTTTCTATCTTCTCTTCCAGTGTCTTGTCGGAGTTGCCAGGTATCAATGCCCCTTTCAGGATCTTATTGGCAACGGTGACTTTTTCATTTGATGTTGATCGATTGAAATTGTACATAAATTCGTTTTGGGCTTGCGGAGACATCTCTGCAATCTCCGGCGCGTAGGGGGCGAAGTAAAATATTCTAGCGCCGACGTCCTTTTCATTTGCCATTATGGGTTCTCTGATTTTTTGAAACCGTAGTGATAGCACCTGAGTGTTATTTTTCCAAGCCCAAGCAATGACTTGGGCTTTTTCATGCCCAGCCCACGGAGTCGAGCGCATGGAGTATCTACAGCGCCTGCTCGACAAGATCGACAGGTTTGAATTGCTGATCGCAGGACTGGTCGGCGCTGTCGTCGCAAGCTGGTGGCACAAAGACGATCTTGCGGACTGGCGTGCCTGGATGATCTTTCTAGTCACCGGCATTGCCTGCTCTCTGTACCTGACGAGCATGGTCAGCACCTACTTGGGTGTGACCGAGCCGAAGATCGTCGCGGGCATTGGCTTCTTGCTCGGAACCTTCGGCGGATCGCTGCTCGCAGCCATCAACCGAGCCATCAAAGCCGCTGACCTCTGGGCGCTTATTCGCCAGCGGTTCGGGGGAGGCAATCCACCATGAATCTTGAACTGATCAACTCCATCGCCTGCGGCTTGATTGCCTTGTGGGCGACCTGGTGTGTTCTGAGCGGTCGAGTGCGGGACGGTGTCATCGGCAAGCTGATCTATTCGGCGATCGCCATCAGCGGTTTCGTTGTGATGAGCCGGGAGCAGAACATCTTCATGATGGGGCCGACCACTGCCGGGATCACGCTGCACGTCTCGCTGGCTCTTGCCGGCATGCGCCACATCTTCATGGTCATCTGGTGGCAGCGGGTGAAAGCCTGGCTTTGCCGGATGCTGAACTGTGAGCATTGCATGCAGTGCGATAAGGCGCCGGGTGGTATAGAGCGTCGAACCAAGTAAGTCGCGACACGTTTCGCGAATTGGCAAATTGTGTCACAACATATTAGCGTCGCTCGCTGAGTACCTAGCTAACGGTACTATTAAGGCGTTCACAATGTAACCGGGCTGCCTCTTCGGTTTCGTGAGAAAGAACGGTTTTGGGTGCGCGGAGATCTTGCATATCTAGTACGGTGTACACGACCTTTCCTGTCCATTTTCCGTTTTTGACGCCTTTATCCATTTGTACTTCAAACCTGACCCTCATTGGTGAAACTCCTGCTTCGAGCTTTATTTTCGGGAAGAAAGGCAAACCTGATGGGTTTTTTTAGTTTCTGAAATCTGATTCTGTATTTCCTGCTTGCGCTCCGAACTGGACTCCAAAGTATCGGCTCTACTAGCAGTATTTTCTAGGCTTAGGACCTCGAGCCAGATAGTTTCGCATTCATCGTTTTGTAAAGCAGCTAGCCTCGACCTGGCATTCGAAAACTCTGTGCCAATTTTACGGTACGCCGAATCCCAATCTTTCAAATCGACGATGAGCTTTTCTTTTTCTAGTTTGAGTTGAGCGATTTGATTCCTCAAATAACTGTTTTCAGCCTCAATGCGACCTATCTCTCGCGATTGCTGCGACGAATATTGAAGGAAAGCAAATGCGCCGCCTCCACTTCCAACCACAACCCCTACAACCGTACTGATTATCCATTTTGTAGTGCTGTTCACTCTTTTCCCCCCCGTGAGATAAACGAGCAACACTACACTTTGATGATCTATGCCTACAAGCTGGGAGCGGCCAGATTGTTCTCCTGAAATGACGCTCGCTGCTCTGATTTTATGAGAGAAAAAACAATGGGCAGACCGCATCCATCAGCATCACTGCTAGGTTTGTCCGGTCTTTGCGAGTTTGGCATCCGCCTGACTCCTGCCCCAGAGGTTTGGGACTGGCTGCAAACGGAAATCCTTGCCGACACCGGCAGCATCCACAACGAAGACCATGCCCATCTGATCGATGCTGACGTGAGAGTCATGTGGGCGTCTGCTGCCTTCACGAAGAAGGGGCGCACGGTAGTCGGTCAAGCCGAGCAAGTAGCATTCCGCGCTGGTGGCTGGCAGAAAGCCCGGATGGAACAGCAGATGCTGGATTGGTTCGGCGACGTGCCGGCCTACATCATCACCCTGGCCGCCGATTACTGCGCCCAATGCTCGGACGCTGACTTCTGCGCACTAGTCGAGCATGAGCTCTATCACATCGCTCAGGCCAAAGATCAGTACGGCGCACCCAAGTTCACCCAGGAAGGATTGCCCAAGCTTGAGATGCGCGGACACGACGTTGAAGAGTTCGTCGGTGTAGTGCGTCGGTATGGGGCGAGCCCTCAAGTCCAAGAGCTGGTGGACGCTGCAAACAATCCTGCTGAGGTGGGGAAATTGAACATATCGAGGGCCTGCGGAACCTGTCTGCTCAAGTCGGCCTGACTTTGACAGCACTTTGACGGATGTCCATCTATGGCCGCACTCAGAGACGAGGTGAAAGCCTTTGTTGTACAGGCGCTGGCCTGCTTTGACACGCCATCTCAAGTGGTGGCCTCAGTCAAAGAAACCTTCGGGATCGATGTCACTCGCCAGCAGTGCGAAGCATACGACCCAACCAAATACGTTGGACGGAGTCTGAACCAGAAGTGGAAGACGCTGTTTGAAGACACGCGCGCCCGCTTCCGGGAGGAGACCGCCGAGATCCCGATCGCAAACCGAGCATTCCGCCTTCGCGCCATGAACCGGTTTGTCGAGCGGGCCGAGACGATGAAGAACATCGGCCTCGCAATGCAGATCCTCGAGCAGGCGGCCAAGGAAGTGGGAGACGTCTACGTCAACCGCACCCGCAAGGATGAACCAGACGACGAGCCGGCAATTCCGACGCGCATTCAGGTTGACGTAGTGGATGCGAGGAAGCCGAATGCCGAGCCTTAATGTTCCGCAGTCGCAGTTCCTCCTGTTGCCTAACAAGTTTCGCGCATTCGTTGCTGGTTTCGGCTCCGGGAAGACCTGGGTCGGCTGCTCGGCGCTCAGCAAGCATTTCATGGAGTGGCCCGGCGTCAACGCTGGCTACTTCGCACCGACTTACCCGCAGATCCGCGACATCTTCTATCCCACGATGGAAGAAGTGGCCTACGACTGGGGATTGAAGACCAAGATCAACCAAGCGAACCATGAGGTTCACATCTACAGCGGTCGGCAGTATCGCGGCACTGTGATTTGCCGGTCGATGGAGAAGCCGCAGACCATCGTCGGCTTCAAGATCGGTCACGCACTGGTCGACGAGCTGGACGTGCTGACGTCGATCAAGGCGCAGCAGGCCTGGCGCAAAATCATTGCCCGGATGCGTTACAACCTGCCCGGGCTGAAAAACGGCGTGGACGTAACCACGACGCCGGAAGGCTTTAAGTTCGTATTCCTGCAGTTCGTGAAGCAGCTGCGCGACAAGCCGGCACTGAAGGAAATGTATGGCCTTATCCAAGCCAGCACCTTCGACAACGAACTGAACCTGCCTGACGACTACATCGCATCGCTGATGGAGTCGTACCCCGAGCAACTGATTCGCGCGTACCTGAATGGCCAGTTCGTCAACCTGACATCCGGATCGATCTACCACGCCTACGACCGCAAGCTGAACCAGTGCTTCGACACTGTGCAGCCCGGTGAGCCGCTGTTCATTGGCATGGACTTCAACGTCGGCAAGATGGCCGCGATCACCCACGTCAAACGTGATCCGGGTCTACCGCGCGCGGTGGATGAGCTGATGGATGGCTACGACACCCCGGACATGATCCGACGGATCAAGGAGCGCTACTGGGAACACACCGGCAACGACTACAAGAAAACCTGCGAGATCCGGATCTACCCGGACGCCTCCGGTGATTCGCGCAAGTCGGTCAATGCCAGCCTCACCGATATCGCCATGCTCAAGCAGGCGGGCTTCACGGTCATCGCGCCGGCGGCAAACCCACCGGTGAAGGATCGGATCAACGCGATGAACGCCATGTTCTGCAATGCACAGGGCGAGCGGCGTTACCTGGTCAATCCATTCACCTGCCCGACATACGCCGACGGCCTGGAGCAGCAGATCTGGGCGCCCAATGGCGAGCCAGATAAGAGCCAAGGAAACGACCACGCCAACGATGGCGGCGGTTACTTCATTCACCGCGAGTACCCGATCATCAAGCCGGTCACCGCTATCAAAATGGGATACGCCCGATGAGCAACGACGTTTCCTTCAAACGGGCGGATTACATCGAAGCACTGGATCGCTGGTCGACCGTTCGCGATGTTTGCGCTGGCCAACATCGAGTTGTCGATAGGCTTCCGTACATCAACGCTCACGACAAGTCGCCGGAGAACGTAGATCGAAACAAGGCCTATCGCGAACGGGCGGTGTTCAAGAACGCCACTGGTCACACGCGCAATGGCTTGCTCGGTTTGGCGTTTCACAAAGACCCGACGTTGACCGTCGCGAAGAAGATGGAATACCTGCAGGACAACGCCAACGGCTCAGGGGTGAGCATTTACCAGCACTCGCAAGGCACGCTGGAAAAGGTGCTTGAGGCTGGGCGCCACGGTTTGTACGTCGACTATCACCAAGACGCTGGCACCGGTGGCCACTCCGTCATTTTGTCGTACTGCGCCGAAGACATCATCAACTGGCGCACTGGCATGGTGAACGGTCACAGCGTACTGACCCTGGTGGTGCTGCGCGAGTCGCCGGAGATCGAAGATGGATTTGGTTTCAAGGTGGTCGAGCAATACCGAGAGCTTGCGCTTGAGGATGATGGTTTTGTTTGTCGTGTTTGGCGCAGGTCCGGGCCGAAAGGTGGCGGGCCGCTGGCCGTTGTTCAGGAGTTCAAGCCCACCGGCGCCGCCGGCCGCCTGAAAGAGATCCCGTTCACCTTCGTCGGCGCGCAAAACAATGATCCGAGCATCGACGAATCACCGCTCTACGATATCGCCATGATCAACCTGGGCCACTACCGGAACAGCGCCGACTACGAGGACAGCGTCTTCTGGTGCGGCCAAGCCCAGCCATGGATTTCCGGTCTGGATGAACAGTGGCGCGACTGGATGGAGAAGAACGGCGTTTACGTCGGCTCCCGCGCCCCGATGATGCTGCCAACAGGTGGCACCTTCGGTTACGCCCAACCACTGCCGAACACACTGGTCAAGGAGGCGATGGCCGACAAGAACCAGATGATGATTGAGCTGGGTGCACGGATGGTAGTGGCTTCTCTCTCGTCCAAGACGGCGACCGAAGCACGTGGTGATCAGTCCGCATCGACGTCGGTGCTCGCCGGCTGCGTTGCCAACGTCAGTGAGGCCTATACCCGGGCGATCATGTGGTGCTGCACCTACATGGGCGTCGACGACGCGAAGGTCGCCTATCAGATCAACCAGGAATTCGTGGAGCTGACGGCCGATCCGCAGATGATCACTGCATTGGTTGGACTCTGGCAGAACGGTGGATTCGCCAAAGCGGATTTGCGTGCCTACCTTCGCAAACTTGGCCTGATCGCGCCTGAGCGCACAGACCAGCAGATCGATGGCGAGTTGGCAGAGCAGGGTGACGGCTTGGGCCTGGACGACGAGGACAAAGTAGATGGCGGCAAACCAAGCAATCCTTGACGCCACGATTCGGCACGCGGTCTTCCTCGAAAAGCTGAAGGCAGGGGAGGTCGGCAAGTTCGCTCCCTTCCTGAAGGAGATCGACCGCTCGATTCGCGATCGGCTCACCCAGTCGGATCTGACCGAGTACAACGTCAAGCGGCTGGAAGCGTTGCTGAAAGAAGTCGACAGTCTGCTGCTGGGTATCTTTGATCGCTACAGAGCGCAACTGGACCTCGACCTGATCGACATCGCCAACTACGAGGCTGAGTTTGAAGCGTCGAGCCTAGCTCGATCAGCGCCGGTAGGTGTCTCGCTGGATGTGGTCGCGCCAACGGCAGCGGCTATCCGCACCGCAGTGCTGACCAATCCCCTCAGTGTGCGCGGCACCGGCGGCGGCAAGCTGCTGAAGTCGTTCATCAAGGGCTGGACCAGTGCCGAGCGCGAGCGCGTCACCGGCACGATACGGCAGGGTTTCTTCGAAGGGCAGACGAACTTCCAGATCATCCGCAACATTCGCGGCACCAAGGCAGCCGGGTACAAGGACGGGATTCTCGCCACCACCAGCCGCAATGCCAGCACGGTGGTGCACACAGCGATTCAGCATGTGTCGTCACAGGCGCGAATGGAGGTGGCCAAGGCCAACACCGACATCGTGTCCGAGGTTGAGATGGTCGCCACGCTGGACAGCAAGACCAGCCAGCAGTGTCGGTCGATGGATAAGCGCCGATTTCCGGTCGATTCCGGGCCGCGCCCACCGTTTCACCCGAATTGCCGGACCACGTTCGTCCTGCTTACCAAGCTCAGCGAGATGTTCGCCAAGGGCGCTACCCGGGCTTCGGTGGGCGCAGATGGAGCCGGGCAGGTCAGTGCAAGCCTCGACTATTACCACTGGCTTCAGCAGCAGCCTGCGTCATTTCAGGATGTGGCAATCGGGCCGATGCGGGCAAAGCTGTTGCGCGAGGGCGGATTGAGCATTGAGCGTTTCGCAGAACTACAGCTTGATCGCAATTTCGCGCCACTTTCACTTGCGCAAATGAAAAAGCTAGAACCTATAGCATTTCACTCGGCTGGCTTATAAAGTCAAAAATGCTCTTGGTAATGCGATAAGTTAAGCTTTCCCTCCTGAAATGTGGCTGACGAAGGTAAAGGAATGCTTAGGAAAACAACGAAATCACTTACGGAATGTTTAAAAAGATGCACGCGTTTCCGAAAACAAAGGAAAGGAACGCTTGAGTTTTCGTATGAGCTCTCTGATGCGGCTGTTGTTGCTGAAATTGATGAGCAACTCGCATTGCTGACATCCGATGGTTCTTTCGATATAAATAGGCGTGACGATTTCCTCTTTTTTGTATTTTTAATAAGGCGTGCTCCCGCTTTGCGAAAAAGTTTCTTCTCCAAGATGAATTGTCTAGAGATGTTTACGGTTTTTAGCAGAGTAAATCGCAGTAACTATACGAGGATCGATTGTGCTCTTTTGCTCTTGAAGGACGCTATGAGCGCAGGCGATTTATCTAAAACAATCGGGGTTGTTTGCGATATTCGAGAAAACAGTTTTAATGAGTGGGTAGAGTTTGTCGCGAAGAAAGTAAATAGCGGTCGTAAGAGTAACTCAGTGAGCAATCCAAATCCGTGGCTTTGGATCTTGGACGTCGCTTCTAACTCATTGTGGTCGGCGCCATACGGGAAGAAAGAACTGCAACTAATCGAAATTCTGACTTACTAGGTTTTTTATTTTTCAGAATAACCCGCTTTTGCGGGTTTTTTTATGCCTGCGAAACGGGCGTCACAAACTCAAGGGTGCATCAACGTGGCAGAAGAAAACGAAATCGATCTGGACAATCCGGCAATCAAGGCCGCTATCGCGACTGCCGTTGAGACCTCTGTTGCTGGGTTGAAGGGTAAAAACTCCGAGCTTCACGGCAAGCTGAAAGACGCCACCACGAAGCTGAACCAGTTCGAGACGCAATTCGAAGGCATCGATATCGACGCCGTCAAAGGCCTGCTCAGCCGGGCCGGCCAAGACGAGGAAACCAAGCTGCTGACTGAGGGCAAGGTGGACGAGGTATTCAACCGCCGCACCGAGCGCCTGCGTGGCGACTACGACAAGCAGTTGAAGACCGTCACAGCGCGCGCCGAGAAGGCCGAAGCATTCGCCGCGAAGTTCCAGGGCAAAGTCCTGGGCGATTCGGTTCGCGGCGCAGCTTTGAAAGCCGGCGCACTGCCGGAAGCAACCGACGACATCATCCTACGCGCCAAAGGCGTGTTCTCGCTGAACGAGGAGGGGGAAGCGGTCGCCGTTGATGAATCCGGCCAGGTCGTCCTCGGCAAAGACGGCAAGACCCCTCTGACTCCGCTCGAATGGGCGGAATCACTGCGCGAAAGCGCACCTCATCTGTGGCCAAGGGCCTCAGGCACACAAGCCCCGGGCGGGGGTGGCGGCCAGGCTGCATTCAAGCGCTCCGAAATGACTGCCGAGCAAAAGCGCGATTACCAGCGCAAGCACGGCCAAACCGCATACCTGCAACTGCCCAAGTAAGGGGATTCACCCATGGCAACGACTGTGAACAGCGACCTGATCATCTACAACGATGAGGCGCAAACCGCATACCTGGAGCGTGTCCAGGACAACCTCGATGTGTTCAACGCATCGTCCAATGGCGCGATCGTTCTCGACAACGAGCTGATCGAAGGCGACTTTCGCAAGCGCTCGTTCTACAAGATCGGCGGCTCGCTGGAGCATCGCGACGTCAACTCTACCGGTAAGGTGACCGCGAAGAAGATCGGCGCGGGTGAAGCCGTTGGCGTCAAAGCACCGTGGAAGTACGGCCCGTACCAGACCACCGAAGAAGCCTTCAAACGCCGCGGTCGTCCGGTCGATGAGTTCTCCCAGATCATTGGTGCCGACGTTGCCGACGCCACTCTGGAAGGTTTCATCCAGTACGCCACTGCTGCACTGCGCGCCTCGATCAGCTCCAACGCTGACATGGTGGTTTCGGCCAACATTGAAACCGACGGCAAGAAGACACTGACCCGCGGCATGCGCAAGTTCGGTGATAAGTTCGGTCGTATCGCGCTGTGGGTCATGCACTCCAGTGCTTACTTCGACATTGTCGACGAGGCGATCGCAAACAAGGTCTACGAAGAGGCGGGCGTCGTCATCTACGGCGGCTTGCCGGGCACTCTCGGCAAGCCAGTGCTGGTGACCGACACCGCGCCGGCTGATGTGATCTTCGGCCTGCTGCCAAATGCCGTGGTGATCACTGAGTCTCAGGCGCCTGGTTTCCGTTCGTACGCGGTGAACGACGAAGAGAACCTCGGCATCGGCTACCGCGCTGAAGGCACCGTCAACATCGATGTTCTCGGCTACAGCTGGAAGGAAACCGCGGGCGGCGCGAACCCTACGCTTGCCGCTGTGGGTTCGGCTGCGAACTGGGTAAAGCATTCCAACAGCAACAAGGTGACTGCTGGCGTGCTGATCACTCTGACCACTACGCCACCAGCCGGCGGCTGATACTGACCCTGACAGCGGCCAGCGATGGCCGCTACGGAGATTTTTATGGAACTGGTTTACTCCACTCAGAACTCGGACTTCGATCCGGAAAAGCGTTACCGCAATCCAGCGCACTTTGATCGGCCTGAAGCGGGTGTGACCCATGCGGTCGTGATTGGCGACTGGCCGAAGGTGGTCGACGCCTATGAGGCGCAGGGCGTCGAAGTCTCGGTGTTGAAGCCTTTGATCAACCCACCGGTTGATTCGGGTGACGCTGACGCCATTGCCGGCCTGGAACGAGAGAACGCCACGCTGCGCGCCGAGCGCGACGGCATCGTGTTGCTGATCGCCGCCGCCGAAGGTCTGACTGAACTGGAACACCCTGGCGCCGGCGAGCTACCTATCCGCCTGTTCGATGCACTCAAGGCCATTCACGAAGGTGTCGTCAACCTTGAGGGCGAGCGTGATAATTTGGCGGGCGAAGTTCAATCGCTGAACGCCGAGATCGAGCGCCTGAAAGCGGCGGCGAATCAGCCTGACGAAAACGCCGAGAAAATCGCAGGCCTCAAAGCGCAGCTCGACGCCGCCAACGTGACGTACCGGGCGAACGCTTCGGTAGAATCGCTGGAAAAGGCAGTTGCTGATCTGCAACAGGCTTAATAATCCGGGTGCCCGCCAACGCGGCACCCGATCAAGAACACAACAGCGAGCTGATTCATGACTCTCATCATTGAGGACGGTACCGGCAAGCCTGACGCCGAAAGCTACGCATCTGCCGAACATCTGGCCATGTACGCCGTGAAGTTCGGCGTGACCATCCCGGCAGATGTGCCTGCACAGGAAGCGCTGCTGCGCCGGGCCGCGCTGGCAATGGACGGCATGACGTGGAAAGGGCGAAAGTCCAGCAGCGAGCAGGCCCTGTCCTGGCCGCGCCGCGGCGTTGAGCTGGATTACGAAATCAAGCCGGACAACTACCTGCCGGCGCGAATCCAGTACGGTCAAATGGCGCTGGCTGCCGAGATCCACACCGACGACGTCGACCCGATAGAGAAGCGCAAAGGCGCGGTAACGCTTGAGCGTGTCGAGGGGGCGGTGACTCGCGAATACGCGACGATCCCGAACACCAGCGGCCGACTGTTGCCGGCGGCGCCGGATCGTCCGAGCGCGACGCAGTTTGCCGACTACCTACAAAAGCGTGGTTTATTCGCTGTTCGGGCCTGATACATTGGTCTGATCACCGTCAGGTAGCCGACCATGAGCATCGAAGACGAAAAG